CTCGTATGAGCCACACCTTTAGACTCGTAAGAGAAGAAGGTCCCTACGCATTACCACGTGATCGCGCTCGGATTCGATATACTGAGGTCTTGTCGGTTCCATCCACAATTGACTTCGTTGGCGATTCTGAAATCAGGCTAATATCGGTCTGGCCGCAGATAGGCGAGAACAAGTACTCAATCTTGTCCGTTGGTCCACGGCAGATAGACTTTGACTTTTGCCCGATCCGTTACGAAGTGGTGTGTAGAGTTTGCGGTGCGTCTTTGAGTACAGTCTTTGACTGGATCTTTGACCCTGGTTACGGCTTGTACGTCCCTCATATCAACGGGGAACTGTATCGGACAGGAACGCTTCGGGCGACCGGAGAGAAGTATTTCTACTTCTGTGAAAAGTCCATATGTCGAGGATGTATCATCCAAGCTGCGCACAGTACATAATCCTCCTCCTGAACATGGTCAGTTTGGCCATATTGCTAGATATCCTCAGAGGGGCATACCAGCCCGGCTCCATTGTTCCAATGGTGGCCTTGATGACACCGCTCGCTACCTTGCTCTCGTGGAGCGCGTCACTCGTGATTTACCTTTACAGGTACGCCACGACGAGACTGCTCCCTGAGGACAAGGTGCTGCGGACTTATTATACGGCGCAGTCAGCACCGTATTTTGATCCAGCTCTGGGGGTAATGATGCAATTTGCTCCAAGTCATGGAGGTCCCAGCATCGAAGTTCAACTGAACCCATCATGGATAAGCCTCTTGGGTAGCTCTCCCGCCGTAAACAGGGATGATGCTTCTAATGAGTCTGCCGTGCTGGGTAGGTTTTACTCCAATGTTAAGACTGGTGATGAACCAGCTAGCTTGGTAACTGTCAAAAGTGGCTCTCAGGTCATTGGTTTTGGTTGCAGAACTAAAATTGATGGAGATGATTGCCTGTTGACTGCCTGCCATGTTTGGAACAATCGCCCCACGGCACTAGCGAAAGCTGGTAAGCAGGTTGAGGTCAGTGACTGGGAAGTCCCTGTTTCCTCTGACCATAAGATGCTTGATTTCGTGGTGGTGAAAGTTCCTACTCATGTATGGTCTAAGCTTGGCGTGAAAGCGACTCAGCTGGTTTGCCCATCTGACAAGGACACAATTACTTGTTATGGAGGTTCTAGCTCAGACTGTTTGCTGTCTGGGGTGGGCACTTGTAGCAGGTCAGAATTCTCATGGAAACTGACCCACTCGAGCCCTACCGCGGCTGGTTGGAGCGGAACACCTCTATATTCGAGTAGGGGAGTCGTAGGAATGCACGTTGGGTTTGAAGATATCGGAAAACTCAATCGTGCTGTTAATATGTTCTATGTTGCCAATTACTTGTTGAGGTCTCAGGAGACTCTGCCTCCGGAGTTGTCCGTCATTGAAATTCCATTCGATGACGTTGAAACCAGGAGTTATGAGTTTCTAGAGGTCGAGATTAAAGGCCGAGGAAGGGCTAAACTTGGTAAGCGTGAGTTCGCTTGGATTCCGGCCTCTGGGAAATATTGGGCAGATGAAGCTGATGATGCCATCCCTCCGCCACCAAAAGTGGTGGATGGGAAATTGGTTTGGTTGGATGCTCAGGAAACATTTGTTGAGCCTTTAAACTGCCAGCGGGCGGCCGGGGCAAAGCCCTTGCCGCCCTCTTTGAACTTGCGAGCTACGACTTCCGCCAAGGTGAGCACGCCTCAGAAAGAGGAATGCCCCTTCGATTTGCTGGGCAGTCGTCTTGCAAGTTTAGAGAGTTGTGTAGAAAAGATACTCCAGATGAAGTCCTTAGAGCTGTGCCAACCTTTCCAGAGCTCTCTGATTACTCCTGGCCCGAGCGAGGTTCCCAGGCCGAGTTTCACTCCCTGCTACTCCAAGCAGGAAAGTTTAATCCTACCGGAATCCCAACCAATCTTGAAGGAGCTTGTCAAAACCTCCTTGAGCGCTACCCAGCCTCCAAACCCTGTTGCTGCCTCCGTGGAGAAGCCTGGTCCTTCGACGCAGTCTACGAAGAAGTCTGCAAGAAGGCGCAATCGGCGGAAATCAACGAAAAAGCCAGCCCAGGGGTCCCCCTCGCCCGTCTCGCCTCCACCAACAAAGACCTCCTAAAGAGGCACCTAGAGCTGGTTGCTCTCTGTGTTACTGAGAGATTGTTCCTACTCAGCCAGACACTGGATTTGCATGATAAGTCCCCTGTGGAATTAGTTCAAATGGGCTTGTGTGATCCGGTGCGATTATTTGTCAAGCAGGAGCCTCACGCCTCCCGAAAGGTGAAGGAAGGGCGGTTCCGTTTGATTTCATCTGTCTCGCTGGTTGACCAGCTCGTTGAGCGTATGCTCTTCGGGGCTCAAAACCAGCTTGAGATAGCTGAGTGGGAGCATATACCGTCTAAGCCTGGAATGGGCCTGTCTCTGCGGCGACAAGCTAAAAGCTTGTTTGACGACTTGAGGGTCAAGCACTCTCGTTGTCCTGCTGCGGAAGCGGACATTTCAGGCTTTGATTGGTCTGTTCAGGACTGGGAATTGTGGGCTGATGTTGAGATGAGGATTGTTCTAGGCGGCTTCAACCAAACCTTGGCTAGGGCTGCTAGGAACCGATTCTCCTGTTTCATGAATTCAGTCTTCCAGCTCTCAGACGGCACCATGATCGAGCAACTACAACCAGGAATAATGAAGTCTGGTTCTTATTGCACTTCCTCAACCAACTCCAGAATTCGTTGCCTTATGGCTGAGCTCATTGGCTCCCCGTGGTGTATTGCCATGGGTGATGATTCTGTTGAAGGTTGGGTTGAAGGGGCCAAGGACAAGTACATGAGTTTAGGTCATGTGTGCAAGGATTACAAGCCTTGCCTGACAACCACATCTGGTCGCTTATACGAGGTAGAGTTCTGCTCTCACGCTATAAGGGAAGATCGGTGTTGGTTGACCTCATGGCCCAAGACTCTGTTTAAATACTTGTCTGAAGGCAAGTGGTTCTTTGAGGACATTGAGCGTGAGCTTGAATCCTCTCCCCACTGGCATCGAATCAGACACTATCTCGTGGGGAATACTCCATCGCCCCACAAAATTAATTTTGAAAATCAAAGTCCTCCCTATGGCGAAAAGGTTAACCAAACAGCAGTTGGCCAAGGCTATAGCGAATACTCTGGAGACTCCTCCCACCAATTCTGGGAAGAGGAGAAACCGGAGGAGGCGTCGTTCTGCTGCCAGGCAGCCTCAGTCTACCCAGGCTGGGGTATCCATGGCCCCTGTTGCTCAGGGGACTATGGTGCGCTTGCGTGAGCCTTCGCTCAGGACGATGGGGGGGGTGACAGAATTGATCCGCTCTGAGCTTTCAACAGAGCTCTCGGTGACGAATGCAACTGTTATCTCCTCCGAATTAGTGATGCCCTACTCAGTGGGCACCTGGCTTAGAGGCGTGGCTGCTAATTGGTCTAAGTATAGTTGGGTTTCAGTGAGGTATACGTACCTCCCCGCCTGTCCATCAACGACGGCCGGGTCCATTCATATGGGTTTCCAATATGATATGGCTGACACCCTTCCCGTATCCGTTAACCAACTCTCTGACCTTAGAGGTTATGTGACCGGGCAGGTTTGGTCTGGGGCTTCCGGGCTGTGTTACATTAATGGAACAAAGTGCCTAGACACTTCTACCGCTATCTCCACCACTTTGGACGTGAGTAAGCTTGGCAAGAAGTGGTACCCATACAAGACTAGCTCTGATTACACTACCGCCGTTGGTGTTAATATCAACTTCGGCACTCCCCTGGTCCCGGCTCGCCTAGTAATAGGCATGCTGGATGGGTCGAGTACTACGGCTGTGAGTGTTGGACGCCTATACGTGACTTACACTGTACATCTGATCGAGCCCACTGCTTCAGCCTTGAACAACTGAGAAGTTGTTAAACATCTGAGCCCCTCCCTTTGGAAAGGAGGGGTGCTCATTCACAACCTACGACTTTGAGAGAAAAGAGTCGTTAAGCTTCTCTCCGCCAGAAATGGG